TGCTTTCCTTCCTTCACCTGAAGGGCCGGGAATCTCGCCCGGCATCGACCGATCAGTTATCATCCTTTCGGGAGTCTCACATCCCCCGTTGACAACGGTTTCGTGAGAACGGGTCGCACAGCGAACGCTAGAGCGCGGCGAGGTGATGGCCCCTGACGCACGGCTCGACCGTGACCTGGCGCATCTCGCTACTCCCGACGTTAGCCGACGCGCGCAACCGCGCCGACGGCGGGAACCGGACCATCTACCGATGATTTACGTGGGGAAGAAGTCTCGGGCTTTGCTCGTTGATCAGTTCGTCACACTAATTGTTCCGACGGACGAAAACGACCTCAAAGTGGCTGATCTCGAAGAGGTTATTCCAGGGCTCGACCGAGACTCGCAGCAAAAAGCATGGGCGACCGAGAACGCCCGCCTCGGCGTTGAACGACCATACCGGCCGTTAGCGGACAGATTAATCGTCGTCGGCAATGACTACACCTTCGAGCGCGGAAAAACCGTGTTGGTCCACGAGGACGACGTACCTTTTTTGCTGGCTCACGAGGTCTTCCGCTTTGAGCGCTCCTCCGACGTTGAGGCCGACGATGCGCTGCCCCGTCGCCGGCCTGGCTACCGGGGGAGCTAGTGATGAGCATGAGCGACACAGACACCACCACCACCCCGCCTACAGCGGACACGCCGGACATGCCGCGCGCGCTCCTGGCCCGCGCCCGTGAGGCCAACGCGCAGCTACAGGCGAAAGGCTTGGCGGCGCAGCGCATCGCCCGCGGTTTGGTCGCCCTCGAATCGACCGACCCGCTTGCGACCAGGCTCGATATCTCTCGGGCGCTCATTCGATGCATGACCATCGTCAGGGACATGATGGACCTGTCAGGATCTGTGATCGCCGCGTCCGAGAGCGCCATCACAGCGGCGGCCACCGCCGACAAGGAGGGCGACCATGCCCCGTAATGCACGCGCCACCACACCACCGGCCGACCAGACGCCCGCGGTCGAGAGCGACGAGGCGGCGGCCCGCCTCCGGGCGACTAAAGCCAGAGCAGCGCGGACCCCGAAGGACCTGGCCCTCGCATCCTGGCCATCCATCCCGCCGCGGCCCTACGCCGAGCAGGACGGCGCCCCGCCCCCCGATGAGAGCGCGCAGCGGGGCCGCGAGACACGCGGCCCCGACGGCTCACGTCTCCTGTCGCCCAACGGTCCAGGGCCTGACGCGTACGACGTAGGCACGAGGTAAGGAAGGAGGGCAGGCGATGCCGCGCGTCTGTACAGTCTGTGCGCATGAGGAGCGCCCGGCCATCGACCGGGCGCTGGTCGGTGGGACGGCGTGCCGTGAAGTTGCCGCGTTATACCGCGTTTCAGCGGATAGTGTCGAGCGGCACGCCGCGAAACACTTGCCCAACATGCTGGTCGACGCGCGGCACGCGGCTGACGAGGCGCACGCCCTTGATGTGATGGAGGAGCTGGGGCGGTGCTTCCAGCGGGTTAACCTTCTCTTCGACGCGTGCGATCGGTGGCTGCGCGACGCCGACGATCCTACGCGCTACGACATCGGGGCGCGCGCCGGCGACATCCTCGTGACCTATGAGGAGCCGGGCGCGGACGGGAAGCCTGTCAGGCGGAAGGCGTCCCTCGACCGCCTCCTGGCCCGCCTGGACGCGTCAGGCGCGACGGTGGAGCGGTGGGAGAGTAAGCACGCCGACCCACGCGAACTCGTGCTGAAGACGGCGCAACAGTTGACGGGGCAGACGCAACTGCTGGCCAAGTTGCTCGGGCAACTCGACGAGCGGCCCCAGGTCAGCGTCCTGCTGGCCCCTGAGTGGCTCCAGCTGCGTGGCGCGCTGCTCATAGCCCTTGCGCCGCACCCCGAGGCGCGGCACGCGGTGACGGCCGCGCTGATGGCCCTGGACGCGCCACCCGTGCGGGGTGCGGCGTGATGGCCGCGCCGTCCATCGCCGCCGACCTGGCGCGGGCTCTCGACCCGGTGCTCCTCGCCGCGCAGGTCGGCATCGTGCCCGATCCGTGGCAGGCCAGGGTGCTACGCTCCACGACGAGCCGATTGCTACTCAACTGTAGCCGCCAATCGGGGAAGTCAACGATCACCAGCATCGTCGCCTTGCACACGGCGCTGTACACCGCGGGGAGCCTCGTGCTCCTGTTGTCGCCGTCGCTCCGGCAGAGCAGCGAACTGTTCAAGAAGTGCATCGCCACGTACAAGGACCTAGGCCGGCCGGTCTCGCCCGAGAGCGAAACGGCGCTCACGTTGACCTTGCAGAACGGTAGCCGCATCGTGAGCCTGCCAGGCAGCAAAGATGGGAACATTCGGGGCTACAGCGGCGTCAACCTCCTTGTCATCGACGAGGCGGCCTGGGTCGCGGAGAGCCTGTACATGAGCGTCCGGCCCATGCTGGCCGTCAGCGGGGGCCGGATGCTGGCCCTGTCCACTCCCCATGGCACGCGGGGATGGTTCTACGAGGCGTGGCGCGGCGTGGAACCGTGGGAGCGCTACGAGGTGCCGGCGCCGCTATGTCCCCGCATTTCGGAGGAGTTCCTGGCCGAAGAGCGGCGCAACATGGGCGAGTGGTGGTTTGCACAGGAGTACATGTGCCAGTTCAGCGACGCTGAGACGCAGGCGTTCCGGCGTGAAGACGTTGAGCGCGCCTTTAGGGAGGACATTGACGTATGGGACCTATAACCATCGGTGTGGACATCGGGCAGAAGCGTGACCCGACGGCCATCGCCGTGGCCGAAATGGTGTGGCAGGCCACACCGAACGGGCAGGGCCTCGAAGAGCGCTACACCATCCGCCGCACCGAGCGCCTGCCCCTGGGCACGGCGTACCCCGTCGTTGCCGAGCGCATCGCCGGTGTCGTCGCCAATATCTTTAAGCGGGCGACCCATCCGCAGGGGCCAGAGGTCGAATACGACCCGGTGAACGGCGTGTACCAGGCGGTGACGGTCGCGCCGCCGGGGATCGTGCTCTATGTGGACGCCACGGGCGTCGGCCAGCCGGTGGTCGACTTGCTCGCGCGCGCCGGTGTTGACCCTGTCGCCGTCTATTTCACGCACGGGGATAGGCGGACACTCCGCGAGGATGGCAGCATTGCGCTGGGCAAGGGGTGGCTCGTGTCCCGGCTTCAATCGCTCTTACAGACCGACCGGCTGCTCTTACCCAAGACGGGCGAGGCGGCGGCCCTAACGGACGAGCTGCTCAACTACGAGATTAAGGTGTCGGAGGATGCCAACGAGCAGTACGGCGCGTTCCGCGTCGGGACACATGACGACCTCGTGACCGCCATCGGCCTGGCCACGCAAGGAGCCCCCGAGACCGAAACGACGGAGGTTGTCTACCTCGAAGACGTGATCGGCGACTACCGCGTCCACATCGGCGGCGACGAATCGTACCAGACGCCACACCAGCAGATGCTCGCCGAGTGGCGGCGTCACTTCGGCGGGTAGCACTGGCTGCCGCGCATACCAGATAGAGAATAGGAGTACCAGATGACCACCATCAAGCGCACCACCCCGGCAACGGCGGCCCAACTCACCGAAGCCCTCGATGCAACCCTGAAGGCGCCCGCCAGCACGCCGAACACGAGCGCGATAGATCCCACGCTCGGCAAGGACAACCTCCTCGGGGACATGGCCGCTCTGTTGCCAAAGCCGCGCGCGCGGACACGCCCCACGGCTGTACCAGCCGCCCAAACCGCGCCCGCCCCAGCCGCCCCAGCCGCGCCAGTCGTGGTGTTCACCGAGGCGAGCGCCACGCCCCTACCCGTCTACCCCTGGGACCGCATGCCGACCTCGGGGGACCCCTGCGGGCTGCGTGAGCGGATGCAGTACGTCTCGGACGCCATCGCCGCGCGCGCCGTGCCGCCACCGACTGCCGCGCCCCACACGCGCCCCGCCGGCGGGCCTGTGTCGCCTCTCGTCGAAGCGCGTTTCGTCGAGGCCCACCAGCGTCTCGATGAGATGCTAGGCTAAATCACCCACGGGAAAGGGATGGACGGAATGAATGATTTGAACTCGCCGGCCGCTCGCGCGGCGTTTGCGCAGATCTGCAATCAGCAGGTTGTGGCGCAGCGCGACTTGGAGCTCTCGGCTCAACACCGCCGAGACTGGGACGCCCAGAAGCGCGCCGTCTTCACCGACGCGCCGACCGCGCTGCGACAGGCCGTGCTGACGAGACAGCGGGCTATCGAGGCGCGGGCCACTGCGCTGGAAGAGCTAGCTAGCATCGCCTACCGGGACGCGATGGCCGAGGTGAAACGCCAATACCGCGCGGACGACCTCATGACGCGTGCGGGCCGTGAGATCATCGAGCGCGACCTGCTGGCGCAATGGAACGAGCGGCGCGCGCAGATCCGGGCGACCTTTGTCTACCGGCTGGCGGACCAATACCTTGCCGCCGCGCAGGCGGACGCCTATGCCGCAGCGAAAGTAGCGGCTGAGGCCGTCTGGGGCCGTCAGGGCACGACCCTGCTAGAGCGGTACGTGATGCCGCCCGATCCGGCGTGGGCCAGTGAGCCTGAGCCTGAGCAAGCG